GAAGCGGACCCGTGAGGACGTCGTGCTCGAATACGCGGGGGTGCAGCTGGAGCGGATGCGCATCGCGCTCGAGGCGATCATGCCAAGGGTCACGGAGGGCGACATCGAGGCCATCGAGACGATGCTGCGGATCGAGCAGCGGACGGCCAAGCTCTTGGCCCTGGACCATCCCGGCCACTGGCCCGAGGACGGCATGGGCCGCAGCATGGCGCCAGGAGCACTGTCGATATCTTTCGACGCCCTGAGTGACGCACAGCTCGAGAGCCTCAAGATGCTGGGCATCGGGCCGGTGCCGGATGAAGTCATCGACGCAACCCTGGTTGAGGACGACGAATGAACCCGGCAACGGTGCGGGACGAAGCCGACAAGGCGATGGCCCGGCGCCGGCTCCTGCCCTTCACGATGCGGACCAAGCCGGGCTATCAGGTCGGCCGGATCCACTGGGTCATTGCACAGGCGCTCGAGCTGGTCGAGGCCGGGCTCCTGGACCGGGTGGCGATCGAGTTGCCACCACGGCATGGCAAGAGCGAGCTGGCGAGCATCAGGTTTCCGTCGTGGTACCTGGGCCGGCATCCTGAGCGGCAGTTCGTGGCAGCAAGTCACACGCAGGACCTTGCCGATGAGTTCTCGATCAAGACCCGGGACGTGGTCAAGGGCGAGCAATGGCCATTTGCCAACGTGAGGCTCGCCGGCAACTCCTACGGCGTCCGGCGCTGGAAGGTCGAGGCCCGTGACCTTGACGGCAAGTGGCGAGACAAGGGCGGCATCTATGTGCCGGTCGGGGTCGGTGGCGGCTTGACGGGCAAGGGAGCCGACATCTTGTCGATCGACGACCCGGTCAAGGACTGGGTGCAGGCCGACTCGGAGCTGATCCGGGAGAGCCATTGGTACTGGTACCAGTCGGTCGCTAGTACTAGGCTCATGCCCGGTGCCGCCTGCATCATGACCCTGACCAGGTGGCATCAGGACGACATCCTGGGGCGGGCACTCAAGATGGCCGAGGGGATGGCCGATGCGGACCAGTGGTTCGAGATCAAGCTGCCGGCCCTGAGCGACGGGCCCAATGTCTTTGCCGACCTGCAGGTTCCCGACAAGATCGCGGCCCGGGCGGGGATCCGGACTGAGGATGTGCGCGACGTTGACACCTTGTTTGCCAAGCTGAGGGCACTGACATGAAATTGCGGGCACTCGTGCATGTGGATGGACCCGCCCTGGATCCGGCCCGGTGGCCAGCCGAGGTGATGGAGCGCAGGCGGGCCTCGAGCGTGGGCCGGGTCTGGAGGAGCCTCTATCAGCAGGACCCCACCGACATCGACGGCAACCTCTTCAAGGAGGTCTGGTGGCAGGTCTACGAGGAACCGCCGACCGCATTCGTGCGGACCGGCATCTTCATCGACAGCGCCTACAAGGTCGGTGTCGCCAGTGACTATTCGGTCTGTGCCGTCTGGGCCAAGAGCAGTGACGGCCATGTCTACCTGCTTGACATCAGGCGAAGGCGCGTCGAGTTCCCGGAACTGCTGGCCATGGTCGAGGGCGTCTATGAGAAATGGAAGCGGCTCCGGCCCGTGGTCGTGATCGAGGACAAGGCATCGGGACAGGCCTTGGTGCCCATGATCAGGAAGAAGCACATCCCGAGCGTGGCCTGGAAGCACAACCTCAAGGGCTTGCGGGCCAACGCAAGCAAGATTGCCCGGATGGAAGCCGTGACGCCGCTGATCGAACGGGGGCTGGCGCATATTCCCGCCAAGGCAGCCTGGCGCGAGGACTGGCTCGACGAGCACCGTGCCGTGCCGACCGGGATGCATGACGACCAGGTCGACACCACAGTCATGGCGATCGACTACTTCCTGGGCGCACGGGTCGCGGATATGCCGGCCGATGCCGTCTTTCACGACAAGGACATTGGCAGGGTCACCAGGGCCTCCAGGATCACCGCCATCCGGCGTGACGCTGAGGAGGAAGAGCTAGAGGAGTGGCAGCGACGTGGGCTGCTGTAGTGGAAGCGCTTCCGGGGGCAGTATTGCTGGTGGCATTTGCGGTGCGGGCATGGGCATGGAAGGCTCGGGCCCAAGCAGTGGCGGTGGCATCTGTTCCGTCAGCAACGGAGGTGGCGGTGGAGCGAGTGGTATCTCGGGAGGCGGTGGCGGCGGGGCAATGGCATCGAGGTATTGCTGAGGTGCTTGCCAGGTACCGGCGTCCATTGCCCTCTTGCGCAGGCGGACCGCGTCCTTGGTCAGCCGGACCAGCTCGCCATCCGACACACCTTGGAGCGCCTGCCTGGCTTCCGGCTTCTCGTAGACGTCGAGCCGGTCGATGGTCTCCTGCCGGCCGATGCGCCGTGATCCGGCTGGATCGCCAGTGGCCTTGCTCAGGTCCGCACGGGCGGCGATGAGCAGCGTGGCCAAGTCACGCTTCAATGCATCGAGCTCACCGGCAATGCCGTTGGCCGATCCGCGGCTGCCGATGTCGTCCCGATGCTGGAAGATCATCTCGTTGCGAATTCCTCACCTATGAAGTGGAACGCCGGAGAGCCAGCGAGCAACGCACTCGCGAGCGGGCCGTTGCGCCGCATTACGTCAAGCAGGACGCTTGAGAGCTGAAGGATCACGTCGTCCTCGTTGGGATGGCCCTCGCCAGCTGGCAGGCGCATGCCACCGACTGCCTCGAAACTTGCATGCCAGACCTCATGCCAGAGGGTGTTGCGCTTCTGGCTTTCGGATTGGCCCGAGGCGATGATCACGGTGCCGGCAAAGCAGTCCGTCAGGCCGGCAATCTTGCCATTGTCCTGGGAGCCTGGCACCGAGTCGGCCCGCTCGGCAATGCCCTGGTCGCTGACCACGACCGACCATTCGACCCCGGCACACTCGAACTGCTTCACGTCATTGACAATCATGTGGCCTCCCGGATCAGGACGGTTTCGGATAGGACGGTCTCCAGGGCATCGGGATTGACCAGTATGTCAAGGTCGATGCCTTCCGATTCCGCCAGGGCAAAGGCACGACGGCTCACTCGCATGGGGGGTACTTCAGGGACATAGGGTGTGGACATAGGGGGTACTGGGCTTGCCGCAAAGACCGGGCGCATGTCCGGGCCGATGACCGCGACCATCGTGACCCGGCCCACGGACGACACTGCCTGGAGCCGGTCGGCCAGCTTGCATGCCCGGTCAAGAGCGACACCGGCCACGTCAGTCGGTGGCAAGTGGTCCTCGATGCCATCACGGAAGAACCGCACCCGAAACGACCGGGACCGTTGGAGCTTTTCCAGGCCCTCGAGGTCAGAGAGCTTCATGCATCGTGACAAAGACCGGCGTGCCTTCGCCTACCCAGGCGCCCTGCACGTTGAATTCGAAATGCTCGATGGCATCCTCAATGCTGGCACCGCCATCGACCAGTGCGCTGATGCACTTGTCCCGGTCGTAGATTGCCTGCATGGGTTGCGAGAAGCACTGGCCGACACCCACGAACGCGCTCTCGAAGCCGTCCGCCAGAAGGATGCCTTCCTCCTCGCCGTATCGGTCAGTGATCCATTCGACGAGCTGGTCCCGCGTCACTAGATGCCTCCCTGCAATGGGTTGACTGGCTGTCCGAATTGGCCGGCACCCCGTGCGAGGTTGAGCCCGCCAAACGGGGACTGCTGCGGGGTCGCGCCACCCATGGACTGGCCGGAAGCCAGCTGGCCACCGGGGCCGCCGGTTGCCGTCGTGCCGTTGCCTGGGGCTGGTGTGCCGGGCGGGGCAATGGCCTGCAAGAGGCCCGCCATGCCCGGAGCACCACCAGGGATGCCACCCTCGCTCGGAGGAGTGACTGCACCCGGCATGCCAGGCACTGGTGCATTGACCGCACCGGGGCCTCCAGGGATCAGGCCACGGGACGCCAGCTCCTGTTGCAGTGCCTGTGGGGCCAGCAAGAGGTCCTGTGGCGTCATGTCCCCGATCGCCTTGGCACGCAAGACATCGGCTGCCGACATCGTGAGCTCGGCTTCCTCAAGCGCTTTCTGGGTGAGCCACTTCTGGATCTCCGGGTTGTTGAGGAAACGCTGCAAGAGAGCGGCCCGGCGATGACGCTCAGGGTTCTCGAGCCCGAGCCATCGCGACAGGATCCAGTCCTTGTCGATGTCGATCCAGCCATTGGTCGATGCCTGGGCGAGCTGGATACCGATCTGTGCCGAAGCCGCGTCCGCACTGTCCAGCCGGGGTGCGAGCTTGACCCGGATCCGTGCGGTCTTGGCCTGCTCTGGCTTGAGTGTGACCCAGCCACCGACAGCCACGATCGTGCCCCCGTCGCTTTCCTCATCGACCGCGCGATAGATCGAGATGGGACGGTCGATATATTCGACAATGCCATGGACGGCCCGGAGCGTGTGCTCGACGGATCGGCACTTGCGGTTCACGAAATTACGGAGCTTGCGTTCGGCTGTCTGGATCAAGGTGACGAGCTGGAAGCCGCTGTTCGTGCTCGCACTTCCCGCCCAGGCTGCCGGGTCAATCGTGTCCCGGGACACATATCTTGTGAGCAGGTCATGGAACTCGAGGCCGGCCTTGTAGGCATTGAGGTCCGGCTGCACGAAGGCGAGCCGTTCGCCAGGTGCGAGTGACAGGACGCGGCCCGGTTCCCAGTCGATCTCCCTCGGTGTCATGGTGTCAGGGTCGACACCACCGGGGATCTGGCCGGCTGGGCCCCATTCATGCATGAGCACGAGCTGGGCCCGGCCATACCTCCTGATCGCTGTGGCGGCCTGGCTGATTGCCTCGTCGATCTGCCTCATCACGGTCAGGGAGTTGTCAAAGAGGCCCGAGTACTTGTGGACCAGTGCCGGGTCCGAGCCCGTATCGCCGACGACCACTTCGAAGGGATTGCGTCCGGCACCATGCTCGAAGGTCTGCAGGATCTCCCACTCGCCTGGCTCGATGTTCAGGACCGCGACTGGCTCACTGCGCTGGCTGTCAGGGTTCGACACCGCCAGGGTCCGGCTATAGGCGTAGGTCAGGTACTTCCTGTTTCCATAGGTGATGAACAGGACGAGCGGGTCGTTCTGGCCCTTGGCGTCCGTGCTTTTGTTGTAGTCCTTGGCTGCCTTGGAGCCCGGATAGGCCGAGGCGATTTCCGACAACGGCCGGTGGTACCAGTAGACGACATTGGGATGGCCATAGAGCCTGGTCCATTCGTCGTCATCGAACATGGCCTGGGGTGCGGGACAGTGCATCCTGAGTATCGGGTTGGGAGCATTACGGGCCCAATCCGATACGCGCTTCATGTAGTTGCCGTCTTCCTCGTCGTCTTCCGGCTCCGGGAAGCCCGACCAGTACTGGCGAGCCCACACAACGTAAGACACGCCACGGCCATAAGCAATAGCGTCAGCATCGATCAGCCCTTGCACGTCGTTGCCGCCGGCGTCCTGGTACCAGGCAGCATCCCATTCCTCGACTTCCGTGGCACGGCGCTGTTTGTCGGGACCGAGACCATCGGGCAGGCACTCGAACCTGGGGCTCTCGCCGGAGATGATCCCGACGTATTCCCGGAGCAGTGTGCGGGCCAGGCCCGTCCTCACGATCTCGTGGTTGATGGCCGCTTCTTCGCCATTGGGGCCGGTCACATCCACCTGGTGCTGGCCGTAGATCACGTCCCTGAGTTGGGTGTCAAGGTCACGGCGCTCACGCCACCTGAACCATTGGCGACGGAACCACGACGACAGCCACTCGGGCGTCGGCTTTGCGGTTCCCGGCAAGTTGAAGTCGGCCATACACAGAGTGAAACGTGCGGCAGGCCTGCGTCACAAGTGCGGTGCCGTTGCGCAGGGCGAGATTGTGTATAGGGTATGTACCTTTATATATTGGGCGGGACTACTATTTTTTTGTGCGACCGGGTAGGAGCGAACATATGCCGATCCGGCATCTGGAAGGTGTCCTACCGATAGTGCCGATACCAGTAGTGAGAGGAACCGACGCGACAGTGACGCTAGACACTGTCACATGACGTAGGTCGATAGCAACTAGCACACACTTGGAGAAACACACATGGCAACCACACAAGTCGTCGCACCAGTCGCACCAGTCGCACCAGTCGCGCCGTTCATCGTTGCACACGCCGTGTCCGTTCGTACCGCAGTCGCCGCCCGTTCAATGCCCGTCGCAGTGTCGACCGGACAGATTGTCGCATGGCAAGTCAAATCCGGTGGCATTCGCTTCGGCGAAGTCACGGGCCAGTCGTTCAACGTGAACGGCGTGAGCATGATACGTGTGTTCATCATCGACGCGCGCGCCATTCCGGCGACTGCCACGGAATGGCCGTCGGAGTTGCCGATCATGCCGTCACTTGACGCCGACGGTGCGCAGCGCAGTCGCACCGTCAAGTCGAAGGACGGTGAGCGTCAGGCGTTGGTGTGGGAGACGGCATCCCTGCCGTCAAGCCACATCGTTCCCGTCACGCTGCCGACGGTCAAGGTGGGCGGTCGCAAGTCCAAGGCCGTCGACACGATCAGCATCTAGTCGCACACGCCCACACGCGCCCGGCCAGTCCCGCTTGGGGCTGGTCGGGCGTTTCTGCGTTTCTGGCGTCACTTGGCGAAACCAGAACGCGCCACCATTGCCCGTCGCCACAACGTGAACGGGCGTTCACAACAGGAGACCAGACGTGACCACCTTATGGAACCGCGCCACATACGACGCCGCCACCGCGCACGACGCAGAGGTCGCACGACGTGCCGAAGCGCGACAGGCGGCGACGACGACGCCCACCACGACGCCCACGCCGCTCATCAACGCCGAGGGGTACGGCGCATGGTGGGCGTCGTTCGAGCGGCCGGCGACCACGCCCACGCCGACCACGCCGACCACGCCGACCACGCCGACCACGCCCAAGACGCTGTTGGAGACGCTCGTCGCCCTCGAAGGGGTCGAGGCCGCGTTCAAGGTCTGGGCGCAGAGAAGGACGCCGACGCCATGCCGTCCGGAACTCTGGGATGCACAGCGTGTGCTCGCAGACGCCAAGGAGGCGGACCGGGACGCCATCGACGCCGCAAAGGAGGCGCGGCTCGCACGCCGTGCCGCCGCCGCCGACTTGGCTGAGGCCAGGGCGGCGCTTGCCGTGGCCCGTGCAGCAGACATGAGGCGGCGGGTATGAACGCCCTGTTCGCCGGCGACGACGCTGACGTGGCTGACAACCCGTGGCTCGCTCTTTGTGCCCCCAAGATGCGACGTGAAAGGCGTCGCAGCCACAACGCCCTCTACAAGGAGCACGGCAATGGGCCGTGGGTGCCGTTCGTGCCCATCACGACCGCTCAGATACAGCGGGCCGCCGCCGCATGCCGGTAGTCAAGTTGATCCGGATCGACGGGCCGTCACCCGTCGAACTGGGTCGCTACAAGACCAGGGCACAGGCCATCACGGTCGCCAGTCTCCTCGTGGGACTTGGCGGCCATTGGTCAAGCGACAAGTCCACCCTGATCGCGCCTGACGGGGCGCGGTATAAGATAGTGACAAAGGGAAAAGACGACATGTTCAAGTTCAAGGTGAACCAAGGGGCCCTCAATGACCGCATCGCCTGGGCCCGCGAGGCGCGTTCGATGACGCTGGAAGCACTGGTGAAGGACATCAAGCACTTCCACGGCATTCAGTGGCGCACGCCCTGCACGGAGTTCCTGTTGGAGATGGAGCGCAGGCTCCAGCATCTGGAGGGCCTTGAGCCCCACGAGGGCCCCTCGGCCCGCGCGTGGGCCGAGGCTCTGGGAATCGGGCGTGACTTGCGTCACCCCGATTGTGAGGGGCTACAGGAGTTCAACCACGGATTCAGCAGGAGTGGCTCCCTATGGGGGGTCATCAAGATGCTGGATTGCGCAGCGGGGGGCTCCCCTCCCACGACAGAACAGTTCCTCGACCGGGAGCGGTCTGGGGAGTGGTACCCACGGTCCTGCAGGTAGCGCAAACCTCCCGGGAGTAGACCCCGGCCCCGTGACGCAAGTCATGCCCGGATGCCAGCAACTGCTGGTGTCCGGGCTTTTTTGTTGCCTGTTTCATCACGGGCGCGTTATATTCACGACACTGCACGAAAGGAACCGAGCATGTACCACACCAGCCAGGAGCATGTCGACTCGTTCGCCCCGCAAACGTACATCAAGAAGTGGAATGGCAAGGACCGGAACTTCCTGAACGCCGCCACCTACGACATCGCGTGGTGGCTGCAAGAGACGGAACTGGGGCAATCGTTCGCCCCTTGGACCTATGAGGTCGAGGCGATGCACCGCTTCTACACCTTGTGCCCATGGGTCGCCGAGATGTGGCGGATGTCCACCACGCCGTGTGAGTTCAATACACGGGTCGGATCCATGATCCAGCACGACATCATCGCGACCACACAGACCCGCCTGGACGTCTGGGCCTCGCACGGCGTGAACTCGGGCAATGACCTCGTTGCATGCGCCATGCAGAGCCTTATGAACACGATCGCCAACAGGCATGTCCTCAGTTCGTCAGACATGATCTGGTGGCATGTGATTGCCGACGCCCTGTTCAGTGACTTGAGCAAGCATGAATTGCTCGAGCCCCGACGTTTCGAGCGTAACTCGGAGGACTAAGTGCATGCACAGACACGCACGTGACCCTCCATGCATGGGGCCCATTGCGACACAGAGCTAGAAAGGACTGACATGAGAACCCACAAACGCATCATCAAGAAGTACATGAATGGCAGGTGCCACGTCATGGCCCTCGCCATCCAGCGCATGTTCGGAGGCAGGATCGTCGCACTGATCCACAAGTACGTGCCAGACCCCAAGGACCCGGACAACAAGCCATTCGCCGGCAAGTGGGCAGTATGGCATGTGTACTGCGACACGCCAAGTGGGGCAATCGACATCCGCGGCATGCACTTGGATGGCCTGGCCGCATCCAATGCCCCGTGTGACGACGACAGGCAGGACATGGAGTACGAGGAGGAGTGGTGCGCCGACCAATACGCCAACGGGCGTGGCATCAGGAACTGGACGGAGCCTGCAGGCACTGACTGGGCTCCGCTATCGGCGTACACGGAGGCTGACGTCGCCCGTGCGATGGCCGACTTCGTGACGGTACATCCAACAGTTGAAGTCAAAGGAGCAAGGACATGACCTACGACCTACACACAGTGTCACGCCGGCTTGAGAGTTATATCAACGACAAGCACGACAAAGCATGTCGTGACTGGGATACAAACAAGACTTTTACCGAAGAAGAGATGGTCAAGATCAATACGACACGCAGTCTCTTGGATCGGCTCGATGATGCATGCAAGATCGAAACTTACGGAGATGCGTATTGGCAGCGCAACATGCTGCTATCTCTGGACCACTTGGTCCAAGATGTGCGCAGTCGCTGGTGTGTCGAGTGCTGGGCCAGGTACGACTCATGCGTGCACGGTGCGCAGAGTTGTCTGGACAGTGCACGCGAAGAATTGGAGGATGCGAAAAAGCGCCTGGTGCGTGCATCAAGGGATTTGGAGGATGCAGCAAAGGAGGTCGAGGCGTGCAGGTCGTTTGTTACTGAAATCGAGAAAGGAATGCACAACTATGTCTGACATTGTAGGCAATGCAGCGGTATTCACCCTGGGCTGGGTGATCGTCATGATGGGCGGCGTCTGTGCCCATCTGGTCCTGATGCTCGCGGTTCAGGACATCAGGGAACGGCGGCTCACCAGATACGCCAAGTCGGCCGGCCTCAAGGCTGACGAAGCCATGCGCAAGGCCGAATATGCGCAGGACGTTGTCATGCGGGCGGTCGGGCGATGACGACCAAGTGGAGCCTGCACGAGGACGGCCTGTTCCTCGCCTGCGATGGCGATGGTCCAAGGCAATGGATCGAGGAGGCACTTCATTTTCTCGAGCGCGAGCCGGCAATGACGATGGCCCCGGACCTGCTGGTCCGGATGCAGGCACACCTCGACCGGGTCGGTGACTACGGGCGTGTCGACTCGTACCTCAACGCCGCCCATGACTGCTCGACCATCGACCTCGTCTGGGAGATGCTCGATGACCTGGGCCACGGGCTGTTCGAGGAGGTCGCAAAGGTCCTCGAACAGCATGGCCCGACGTGGCTGGCATTCGGCAAGGACGCCGACGAGGACTGGGGCTGGTGGCCCGTGGCACCACTAGAGAAAGGGGACCTGTAATGGCGTGGAATGCGGGGGACAGTCCAGACCCGGACATCATCGGCATGATGAACCGGGACTTCGAGAGGCAGACATGGAGCATGGTGCAGAGGTACACAGCCTTCGACATAGGCTGGGTCTTCCCCAGCATGCGAGCGCATGAGCAGATGGCACGGGAGGCTGGTCTGTCAGGCCTCGCAAACCGGATCCATGGCACTCGAGCAGCACTCGAGGAGCACTGCGAGTGGGGCCACGGTCCTGCACAGTCACGGTCGCTCGGTGGCTGGCACATGGCTGGCAAGTTCGGCGCCATGGTCATCAGCTTCGACGGATTCGAGCACCTTGGCTACGAGCTGACGGTCTACCGGCCCGACGGGGACGAGCTCAAGACCAGCCATTGCGAGTGCGAGACCGGCCCGAACTTCATGGACCTGTACCGCAAGGGCATCGAAGCCATCAACAACAAGAAGGGAACGAACCATGGATCTTAAGTACCGAATCGAAGTAGAAGTGCTGTCGTCTTTCGGAGGAAACGGCATCCGGGCATGGGACATGCAGGAGGTCTTGCATGCCGGGCCTGTCATGCAGGCAATGTCCTATAGCAATCCGCTCGACAAGCACCGGGTCATCAGTGCCGAGACCGACTGGCGGCCGTCGCTGGGCTCGGTCATCTCCCAGTTGCAGGCATGGGTCGATCAGGCAGACAGGCAGGGATGGGCCACGTCATGGGACCGCGACAGTGTCAAAACGCCGCAGCACTGGCCATCGGGCCATGCCGAGCAGCATGAGACGAGGGCCACCCTGCTCTCAGAGGCCGAGATCAGCCGTACCCACTACCAAGAGGGCGAGATGGTCGTGGAGCAGATCGCCCTCAGACTCATCAGCGAGATCAATACCGACACGTGCTGGGCATTCACGCTCGTAGGTGGTCGCACGATCTTCGGCTATGGCGACAAGAAGAATCCCAAGTTCGTCTCGCTCCAGGTCAATGACGAGAACCACGACATAGAGTGGCCAGAGCCGGCTGCCGGGCTGCCGAAGCACACCATTCGGTCCGTGTGGATCACGCGCGACATGCTCGAGTTGATCGAGCAGGACGAGGACGACAACGCCAAGTTCGAACTGGCCTCGATGGTCCTGTCATTCGAGTATCTCGGCTGCGAGTCGCACATCTGGACGACCATCGACATGGCCTGTGTCATCGTGCATCCCATCAAGGCGTATAGGATCGACCTCAGCGGTGGAGGCTTCTACTGGCACGTCCCCGGGATCCTGACCGCCGAGAAGGCGGCCGAGGTGCTCGCCCTGGGCGACAAGATGGTTGAGATCGAGATCGACAAGACGGCTGGACGGCAGCCGTCGCGCACCCCGCTTCTGCTCGATGATGCACCAGCGGAACTGCTCGCCGACTAATGCATGCACCATGTCGCATACGCGCACCACCGCACTTGTTGCAGCGAGGCCCACACCATTCACACCATATGGAAGGAACAATCGTGGAACGACAGACACTGCTCTACTCAGAGAGCGATGGCTACAAGATCACAAGGGACCGGTTCGGCAACTACACGCTGATCCGGAAGAGTGACGGCAAGAGCCTCTACTTCCAGGGCGACGATGCCCTGGTGATCGAGGAAGAGGCAGGGCACCCGAAGTTCGACCTCGACTGGTGGGCGAGCAACTACGACGCATGCATCCAGTCATGGGAGAAAGCAACATGGTAGCCATACAGCACGAACCAGAACCAAGCATCGGGGCGCGGTACATCGTGTCGGTCAAGGGCCGGCCCTTTGTCATGTACGCCGGACTGCTGGACCTCGCGCACCAGACCGGTCCGTTCGACATGATCTCGGAGCCCGTACAGACTCCGAATGATGCCAACGGCTGGACCGCGATCTTTCTGTGCCGGGTCGTATTCCGGCATGGCACGTTCACGGGGATCGGTGACGCAAACCCCGAGAACACCTCGGCCATGGTCTCGGCGCATTACATCAGGATCGCCGAGACCAGGGCGAAGGCCCGGGCGCTCAGGGACGCGCTCAATATCGACATGGTAACGCGGGAAGAGCTCGGCGACGATGACCAGCCCAGTGACGAACGGCCCAGTGACGAGCGGCCCCGTCCGCCAGAGGACAGCCGCCCTGTCTATCGCGGACGGCCAGACCCCGTGAGCCAGCCACAGGTCGTGCTCATCAAGCGGCTGGCCTTGCGGGCAGGCAAGGACCCGGGGGCCTACGACTTCGCGACCATGACCAAGAGGCAGGCGAGCGATCTCATCACCACGCTCCAAGGAGGCAACTAATGGAACTCGACAAAGCCACTCTCGTCGAGGTGCATAGCCAGCTGATGGCACTGCTCACCCGGTCAAGGCAGGACCGGGAAAGCAACGCGGCCATGGCCAGGCAGGCGACTGACCCTGACATCGCAGAGACCCTCAAGGACAAGAGCCAGCGGGCGGGGTGGCAGCGGTCCGGCCTGGACCTGGCCACCGACCTCGTCATGGACCTCATCGCCCACGCCAAATAGTGCACGCAGGGGCATATGCCCCGGAAAGAACTACAGTGCCAACACTCAAGGAAACCAGAGACAAGTTCCCCCGCATCCATTGGCTGGACAGCGGGAAGCCCGGCGTGCCGGGTAGCCGGACCTCACTCTTGCAGGTCACGGGCAAGATGCCAACGGCGTCGTTCGGGGTCCGTGCCGTGGGGCACATGACGGCCGAGGGCTGGCACGTGAACTGCCATGCGATGGAGTTCGACAAGAACAGGATCAGCACGTGCGAACAAGAGACCTGCTACGCACGGTCCGGGCACTTCTCCATGGCCAATGTCATCGACGCCAACCTGACCAGACTGCAGTGGGTCAACCAGACCCTGGACAAGGGACCGGCCGGGGTGCTCGAACTGGCCAGCTACTTCAGCGACAGCATCATGGCACTCAAGTACGACCATGAGCTCAGGCGTGGCCGGTCCCTCGCCGACGGTGTGCTCGGGTGGCTCAGCACACGTATCAGTCCCCGTGTCAGTCCGGCATGGGGTGCGGGCAAGCGGGCGCAGATTGCGAGGATCTGGGCCGCACTCGAGGAGCTCAAGGCCTCGTGCCCACATGTGTCCGTCAATCTCTCAGCCAAGTTCATAGGCGAGGACATCCCGCAGGTGCCTGGCTTCGGAGGCACCAACGTGGTGACCGACAAGCACGCCGGCGATCCGGGTGTCTGCCCATCGCATCTGTTCGGCAATACCTGTGGCCCGTGCAGGGCATGTCATGGCGTACCCCGCGACGTCGATGCATCGGAGTGGTTCACATTCCGGTGGTTCACGCAGGGGGATGTGTGGAGGCCGGAGCTTGCGCATGCCATCCGGATCGCATCGCTGGACACGGCACCCCATGACATGCCCGAGTGGCTTGACACCGCGGGCGTCCGGGTCTCCTATCCGCTGCACTTCGCCGTGGGTCAGGTCTTCGGCAAGGTCTTCAACCAGAGGTTCCAGATGGCCACTGGCCTCGACCCCAAGACCTTCCTGCCGAGGCGCAAATGAAGCGCTGGGTGCTCGTCGACAAGAGGCGCCGGCAGTGGGTGCAGGTCCGTGGGAACTGGGGCCATTGCAGTCACTGCATGCATGGAACTTGGATGGAGTTGCATATGCCAACCGGCATGAGCACATGGCTCTGTCCCAAGTGCCGGGACATCAGGATCAAGGAAGGATTTTTTCATGAAGCGGCTTAAGTGCGGGCATACCGTGACCTACGACGAATGCGACTGGTCGCGAGAGGACATGACCAGCGTCGCCACATACACCTGCTGCGGGGTGCACTATCGCCTTTCGCCGCGCGACGTCCTGCCCAGTGACTGGCAGCTCGGTCAGTGGATCACTGACGACGTGGTCGATGCGCTCGATGGCTGCGAGGTCGAGCCCGACGGCCATTGCGAGCATGGCCACAGCGCGTGGACGCGCTGGCTGGGGTACTGCTGATGAATCCTCCACTCGAGCGGGCCATCACGAAGGCCCGGCTGCTCGGCATCCCCGGACTCGTCAGCCAAATGGGGATCAACACCTGGTGCGTACCGGGTGGGACGCGGGCTCTCACGGATCACGGGGTGCCGGACACCTCGTACACCATCCAGTTCGCAGCCGGCATGTGGCACTGCGATTGCCCGGCAGGAGCATCAGGGCACACCTGCTACCACGTCGCGGCTGTGCTATTGCACACGAAGAAAGTACTGGCATGAAACCGAGCGCACATACCCTGGAAATGATCGACTGGCTTGCCCTGGACTGGGTCCGGGAGCACGACTTTGTCGTGTTCCTGGCGATCGATGCACGCTGCGAGGCAATCAAGTCCGATGTCAGGTGGGGCGACGAGCCCCTCGAAGCCATAGTCAGCCATCTCGAATCGGCATGGCGCAATGGACCTCCCGGCTTCACGACGGCGAGCACCGAACTGGTCACCAAGGCCATGGAAGGGCTCGCTGGGGAGGTCAGCTGGGACAAGGTGGCCAGGGCCTGGCTTGCCCTGAACCCCGACGAGCATGGCCGGCTCGAAAGGCTGGTCTCATGACGACCAGCACGAAGCTCGACGAGATGCAGGTCCTCGAGTGCCTGCATCAGGGTCTGTCGTATCTCGCGTCGGTCGACTCGGACATGGCGTCCGAGGAGAACGGCGTGGGCTTCTCGAAAAGCGATGGCGGCATCGGACACCGGCTTTCAAGGATCGTGCCCGACGACTGGACCCCGTGGCAGAGGTGGCTCGCATGGACGGTCGCGACGAAGTACAAGCGGACACAGGTCGGGTTCCTGCCGTGGGACCAGATGACCGCACCCGCGAAGCCCGCGCCCAGGGCCAGCAGCGACCTGCTCTCCAATACGCCCCGCAAGGTCTGGTTCGAGGACGGCAAGTGGCTTGTGCAGTTCGGGTTCTTCAAGCCCATCAAGGAACTGGTCAAGGGAGCCGGTGGCAAGTGGATCCAGGACAAGAGCAAGGGCTTCGAGCTCTCGGTCTGGTCCCTGCCGCAGTCGATGTCCGGCGCCGAGGCACTGTGCGATCTCGTGACCCACTTCATGTTCGAGGTCGACGACGCCGTGACTGCCGACGCCGACCGGCTGCTTGCGCGTGTCGACGAGGTCTTGGCAAGTAGCCGGGCCATCGCAGCAGAGCCGATCGATGTGCCTGGGCTCTGGCCCGGTGCGGTGCTCAGGCCGTTCCAGCATGCCGGCGTCAGGTTCCTTGCCGACAACGGCAAGGTCCTGCTCGCCGACGACATGGGCACCGGCAAGACGCTGCAGGCACTGGCAGCGGCTGCGGTCACGGGGGCATGGCCAGTGCTTGTGGTCTGTCCCGCGATCGTCAAACTCAACTGGGCACGGGAGGCACTGACGTGGTTCCCGGAAAGGACCGTCTCGGTCCTGAGCGGCAAGCCGGGTGCCAAGAGCCGGGCCCAGTCGGTCCGGGTCCGGGGCGAGACCAAGACGCTTAGTTCCGATGGGACCTCTGATGTCGTGATCATCAACTACGACATCCTCGGTGCCTGGATCCGGGTGCTGAGTGCTCTCGAGTGGGGCGCGATCGTCTGTGACGAGGCGCACTACCTCAAGACCGGAACCGCCGCCCGGACCAAGGCAGTCAGGCTCCTGGCAACTGGCTGGGATACAAGCGCCAAGAAGCGCACCAGTGCCGGCATCGAACGGCGCTGGCTCTTGACCGGCACGCCGATCCTGAACCGGCCAATCGAGCTGGTCTCAGCGCTCACGATCCTCGACCGGCTCCGGGACTTCGGTGGCTTCAAGGGATTCACGAGCCGGTACTGCCAAGCAAGCCACAACGGCTTTGGCATGGACTACAGCGGGGCATCCAACCTGCACGAGCTCAACACCAAGCTCAGGCTCGGGATCATGATCCGGCGCACGAAGAGCGAGGTGCTGACCGAGTTGCCGGGCAAGAGCCGCGTCGTCCTCACAGTCGAGCTCCAGAACAGCCGTGAGTACCAGAAGGCCGAGGCAGACGTCTCGGCCTGGGTCGGCGAGACCAGTGCCAAGGAAGGCAAGTTCCTTGACGGCCTCGTGAGCCTTGCCCCCGAGGCCAGGGCCAAGGCCATTGCCGAGCGGATCCGGGAGCGGACCGCCATCGCCGCCCGGGCCGAGAGCCTCGTCAGGTTCACGGCACTCAAGCAGGTCTCTGCAATGGGCAAGCTCAAGTCCGCGATGACCTGGATCGATGACTTCATGGAGACCGGCAGGAAGCTGGTCGTCTTTGCGCATCACAAGGAAGTGGTTGCGCATTTCGCACAGGCACTCGGTGCACCGAGCATCACGGGCGACACATCGGCACAGGAACGGGAGGACGCGGTCATGCGCTTCCAGACCCAGCCCGAGTGCCGAATCCTGGTCTGCAACATCCGGGCTGGCGGGGTGGGCATCACGCTCACCGCTGCCAGTGACGTCCTGTTCGTCGAGCAGGACTGGAACCCGGGGACACACGAGCAGGCCGAGGACCGGGTGTACCGGATGGGGCAGAAGGAGCCTTGCACCGCCTGGTACCTGCTCGGTCAGGACACGATCGACGAGGACATCTATGACCTCATCGAACAGAAGAGGGAGGTGGTCATAGCCGGAACCGACGGCGACGAAAAGATTGGCGCAGGGATCATGGCAACACTGGCTGCCGGGATCAAGAAGCGCATCGGCAAGTAGCACATGGCCGGTCAGTCCCGCTTGGGGCTGGCCGGTCACACGCACGAAAGGAACAGTATGAAACTCAAAGTAGGCACACGCGAAGACGGCACCGACTACATGCTCTCGGCACGGGCCATCGCCACGGACATCACTGACAAGTTCGGCAGGTCGGAGCCATGGCTCTTGTTGTGCAACCAAGGACTGGACCTCGAAGGGGACGGCACTGACCCGACCGGGCTGAGGAGGCCATTTGCCGAAGTCGACAGTGTCTGGGGCGATGACGACACCAGCGGCCTAAGCAGGTTCATCAGGTCCATCGACAGGAGTGCTGATGCGCTGGCGGTTGTGCAGGCCGACGACACATTGTCGTACCCGTACCTGACGGCCAAGAGGTTGCTGGCACTGTGCGAGTCGGACAGCAGCCGGATCCACGGCCTGGCTGACGATGCCGGGCTCATGGGGCTCTATTGGTGGAGCGCCTCCGACTTCGAGAGCGCCATCCAGCGTGTGCTCGATGACGAGACTGAAGTGCCAAAGTGGGCAGCGGAGAAGGTCGACGCGGCCACGTTCGACAAGATGGCCGATGCACTGATGGATCAGTGCGAGGACTGGCTCGAACCCGATCATTCGGACATGAACGAACGCATCGATGCCGAGGCACGGCTCATCGTCAGCCAGGGGCTCGGGCTATGACACCGGCAATGATGAAAGGAACAGCAATGACTGACAAAGTGACGCGCACCATGCACAATGGGGAGCCAGTGACGCACTGGCGCGTGCCGATGTTCGAGCCCAACGATGTCACCAAGATGCTCGACCGGGCATATGCACTGGGCTACACTGTCGGGGTGCAGGACCCGGACGCGCACATCGGCAAGCAAGCCGCACGATGCGCCGACTCCCGCGAGGCATGGGCCAAGGTCCTCGAGCATGCCATGGAGGTGGACGACGACTTCACGGTGTACTTCTACAAGACCGGTGAGCACAGGCACTGGATGTTCTTCGTACCGACCGGGGAGAACCAGCCCGATGACGGCTGGATGAACGACAGCTGCGGTTGCATGGCGATGGATGCGATATGGGACGCGGTGCAATGACATATCCTTACCCTTACCTCCACGCACTGGCACGGGACTCGAATCATGTCGTCGTGGTCTTCACCACCGAGGACGTGGAGTCCGTGCTCCGGCTCACCGGAAGGTTCAGCCCCGAGTCGTGGCCCGAAGAGAGGATGCTTCGATTCCTCAAGGACCAGGAAGGTTCGCTCTCGGAACTGCTCGCCGACAAAGGTCTGGAAATCCTGGAGCGCGAGCTCGCGCTCTGGGAGGAAAAGGAGAAAGAATGATCCTGCCTGATCACGCGATAAGCCGGCTCGCAAGGGCCGGCATGATCGAACCGTTCGAGCCAAGTCTCGTGCAGCCAGCAAGCATCGACGTGCGGCTGGCCAACGAGGCCCCATGGATCCTGGGGCCGGGCGACACAGCACTCGGCAGCACCATCGAGAAGGTGCGGCTGCCGGCTGACATCTGCGCCCGGGTCGAGGGCAAGAGCTCATGGGGCAGGAAGTACCTGCTCATCCACTGCACTGCCGGGTTCATCGACCCAGGGTTCGAGGGCAACGTCACGCTCGAGTTTGTCAATCTCGGCAAGCAGGACATCGTCATGATGCCCGGCATGCCGATCGCCCAGATCTGTTTCATGCAGATGACAAGTGCTGCTTCAACGCCCTATGAAGGCAAGTACCAGCACTCAGTCGGCACCGTTGCCGCACGGTAATATTCATGCAGGTATGGGCATGTGCCTGTACCTGCATGGAGGAACGTGTTGGTGGCAAAGAGAGCAAAGGTCTGGTCGAGCACACACGACAGCGCACTCCTCACAGTGCCTGGCGTAGCAAAGTTGCTCAAGATCCCGTACACGGTCGCGCTGCGACTGGCACGGATCGGTGAGATCCCCGGCAAAGTCAACCTCGGATCCCGACGGAACCTGTTCCGGCGCGTCGAGGTTGAACGGTGGATCACCAAGGCCCAGTGATGGGACGGCGGCTCGGAGGCTTCGGCTTCCGGGCCGCCTTTTTTTGTGCCCGAATGGGATGCGAGTACTCACCAAAGTACTCACCACCAGGGCACGGGTACTCACCACCCGGATTAGAACAGATGTTCCAGAATGGTGAGTGCTGGTGACAACTTGGTGAGTACTCGAGTGCTACGGAAATTGCTTGGAGTGGTGCACTTCCTTCTTGAAGGCCAGGAAAAGTGGGCCGGGTTCTGCTTGGCGATCGATTGGTGGTGAGTCACTTTTTAAATTGGAAAAGATACATGAGTTTAGTCGGACAGCGTGTGTAATCCGACCAAACTACGAATGTGGGGTAATAAGTCAAAAGCGACTCACCACTCACCACCACGGGCGCCGCGCCCTGCCGCAAGGGCATACTTTCCCCGGTCCCTGTTTGTGTCGTGGCCACCCGGTTCCCCCGCCGGGTGGCCTTTTTCTTTTGTGGCCACATCGTTTCTCCCCGTAGCACGGGAGAACATGAGTGGGAAGATTCGGAAGCCTCAGCAACTGGAACCTGCAGCCATCAGCCGAGTCGCAGGCGTCACTGAAGTCCCAGGCCGGACAGGCCGCACAGGACCAGTACAACGCACTGCTCGACCAGTCAGCTGCCCAGCTTGCAGGGCCGGCACCCAGTGCCTTCTTGCCGGCACCGATCACGACATCCCTGAATCCGCAGTGGTCGCCACCGCCCGAGGACCAGTACAGCATGCCACCGGTGCCGACGAGACCGGCACCACAGGGCTGGCTCGACAGCGCAGGCCGTAGTTTCCAGACCGGTCTCGCCGGGACCGGAGGCATGCTCGCCGGTGCTGCCGGCATGCTCGGCAATACCGATGCGCAGGCCGGCATCCAGAAGTGGACCGGCGATACGATCCAGGGCCTTGCGCCTGAGCAATACGCACGGCCCGAAGCCTCGATGGGCCAGAAGCTGCTCGACCCGGACTGGTGGAAGACGACCGCGGCCCAGGCACTGGGGTCCGGCGCCGGCTCGATGGGTGTGAGCCTGATCGCCAGCATGCCATTGCTTGCCGCCACGGCCTTTGCCCCGGAGATTGCGGGGGCGGTCGGTATCTCGGTCGGTGTCGCCCGGGTCATCGGCATCCTGGCTACGACACTGGGCCATGCCGGGATCGACAGCGTCATGGAAAGCGCGTCGGCCTATCAGGACGCGAGGCAGTCGGGCAAGAGCGAGAGCGAGGCGAGCCAGATCGCAAGCACCGTGGGTGCGAACAACATGCTCCTCAACGTGGGTCTCGAGGCGATCCCGGGCTTCGGGGAGCTGGCCGACGTCGGCAAGGCCATCACCAAGGGTGCCATGCGGGGCGGTGTCGTCAAGGCACTCGAGCATGAGTGGGGTGACGTTGCGATGGCGGCTGCCCGGCAGCGTCTTGCCTCCGAGCTGACCCAGCAGGGATGGATGACCGGTGCCCGGACCCTCGTGACCGGAGCGGCCAAGGGTGCTGCCGAAGAGTACTTGCAGGAACGGCAGCAGGGTGAGATCCAGAAGGCAGCGAGCGATGGGCGACCATGGGACCTGGCCCGGGCACTGACCAGCCATGAGCTGGACGATGACGGACTGGCCGGTGCGCTGATCTCGCTGGCTGGTGGTGGGGTGGCCGGTGCCGGGCGACAGGTCTTCCGTGCCGGCCGGTCACTGATGAGCCCGAGCCCGCAGCTTGGCATCCAGGGCGGCGGTGCGATCGGTGG